ACCAATGACTGTAGTAATTGAAGGATAAAACTCACCATTAGGTGTAGCATAAACTCTCTTACCATCAACCATCTTTGCTGTGCTATCAAGAGGAAAGCATCTAGGATTGTGTTTAAATTTCATAATCCTAATGCCATTTTACTAATAATATAAGACTTAACCAATCCAGACCGAACAATATCCTCAACTCCAAATTCTATCATAGAAAACTCTTCCATTTCCTCTAGAATCTTTTGGAAATCAAGAATACCATTACGTTCATTAGTCTTGACAAGATCTGATTGATTGATATCACCACAGAACATAATCTTAGAGTCTTGACCAACACGGGTCATGATAGAATCAAGCTCGTGGAAGTTAAGATTCTGACACTCATCAACAATAACAATAGCATTGTCAAGAGTTGTACCACGAAGGAATGATGTAGACCAGAAAGAAATAGTCTCTTGGTGCTTAAGGTTATCATATAGCATGTCAAAACTATTATTGTCTGGCATCTGGAACATGTTCCTTACCATATTCTTGTATGGTATCTGATATAGTTCTGCCTTATCTTCATGAGTACCAGGAAGAAATCCAATCTCACGTGTGGCAACGAGTGACCTAACGATATAAAGTTTCTCGTATGGTGTATTCTCACTCAGAATATCTCGTATTGCTAAGTACAATGCAATGAATGTTTTACCCGTACCTGCTGCACCATAACCAAAAAGATTTTTTCCATCATTCCATTCCGCAAAGAACAACTCCTGATTATTAGTGAGTGGTTCAATATCAAGAAGATAGGTCTCATTGATAGGTTTTCTACGCTTTATTTGTTTCTTTGACATACCTACTGGAACTGGTACATTTTTTCCTCTAGATCTTGGCATAATTAAAATTTATATCCATCATTTACTGCACCAGGAACTTTATAAACTTTGTTCCTCATAACGTCACCCCAACCTGGATGTGTCTTGTTCATTTTATCACGCCAGTCGCCAGACTCCCCTTGAGAAGCACAACCCTTAGACCAGTCTTTATCCCAGTCAGGATTGGCATCCTTCCAATCACAGTACTCTTTCATAGTCATAGAGAGTTCCATTTCCTCACCAGTAACTTTATTTTTAACAGGATATGTGGGCATTAATCAACCTCCTCAGTTTTTTTATTGAATCCAAGTGGGGATTTATCATCCTTCCTTTTTCTAATTACTAAAGCAGATAGTACTTCCATTACTTTAAGAACATCTTCTGCCTTACTACCTTCTCCAAGTTCTTTGGAAACATAAAAATATTTGTCAAAAAACTCATTGCCATACTCTTTATACTCATCAACTGTTACTGGTTTCATCACAAGCCTCCCATTCTAGTGCTTTTGATACAATTGGAAATTGTTCTGTAAAAATTCCTCTACATCCTTCTGCAATCTCCTTGTGTTCCTTTTGGGTTCCATGTGCAGAACGTAAATTTATATAGTGTATCCAACTCCGCAGACTGCCAGACATATAAAGTCTTGTAGGTGTAGCAAGAGGGAGAACAAACCTAGCACATTCCTTTGCTACTCCAACGTCAAGAAGATTCTGATATAAAAATTTAGCATCTTTAAAGTGTTTCTTGATCTTGATTTGATAATCCTTGGTAATGCCTGGAGGAATATCAGCAAAAGAATTCTGTCTATTCTTTGTATCTTGACGACGAAGTTCTGGTACAGGAATCTCAACATCCAAAAGATTTACATCAGCATACCGCTGACTAAATTCTTGGAACGTAAAACTCCTGTGTCGTAAAACTTGAGCTGCTATACCCCTAGAAGTATGAATCTCAAGCGTCATGAATGCCTGCTCAAAGACACTCCAATGCCCATGTGCAATGCAATAAGATATCAACCCAGCAATATTAGGATTCTTCTGGTTTGCTGGGTTGCTCACTCTTGCAACATATCCGATCATCTTCTCTGCTTCTGGTGTCACTGACACTAGATTCACTTGATTCATTATATAAACCTCGTTTTTTATTTCTTACTTTTCGTTTAATCTTTAATGCTTTTTTAGCATAACGTAATTGTCTCTGTATATAAAGAAGGTCAGCTTCAGAAAATAATTCTGGTTTTTTAAGTGCTTTCTTCGCTAGTCTTACTTGGTCCTTTAATCGTGTCATCTAAGTACTTCTTGAATGCTTCTTGTATTCCTTGAGTAGTTTGGTTACCTTGACTGACCCAGTGATCACAAAATTCATAGAGGTACTTGATGGTTTTAAGTTTAAAATACTCCCCCATCAATAACAAAAACGCATCTTGTCTAAGACACATTCTATCCTCACTATATCTCCAATCAGTCTGCATATCCGTCATCGTCATCTCTCCCTTGATAAAAACCTAGACGTGGATCATTCTCCCGACTCTTATACGCATCGGGGTTTGAATACACCTCCGATTCTAAAGCATTTACTAAAGATTTTAAATTTCTGACGATGAGCTTCAACTTCTCTTTATCCATATTTATGTTACAGACTTAGACTCCTGTCATTATAGCATAAAAAAAGGAGGGGTGCAACCCCTCCATAATCTTTACATGAATACGCTTTTGCATACTTGTTTACATTGTTTCTGGTCTAGCATATCACATTCAATTAAACACTCATAGTAATCGTTGATTTGATTTTCATTTGTGTCTAACTCATCTACTGTGTTTTCAAAGTGTCGCCATTCGGTAAATTGACTCCGTGATAATAGGTTGTGCATACATATCCTCCAAATATATAACCCCATGATGTAGGTGATTTTGATTCATCGGATTACCTCATAATTCTACTAATATTTATACCATTAGTGTTGATTTCGTAACAAATATAAATGCCTAGTGGTCAAAAAAAATCTGGGAAAATTTTCCCAGATTTATAGAAACCAAAGACGGTTTTTTGATATACTATGCAGAAACTAGTTTCTTAGAAACTTTGATACCACGATACATCAGATCGCGATTACGATTCTGCTGTTCTTCCTGAATCACATGCTTACGATACTCTGCAGTATCGTACTCTGTTCCACGGTAAGTAACTTTTGCCATGATTTTACTCCTAAAGTAGTTGGATTTTTAGACCCGTTCCTTTAGTCGTTTGCGTCCTTTGTTCCAACTCTAAAGCAAACAGGATCTGTTCCTTTAATGAACAGAGAAATAAATTCCAACTTCTCAGAAGAACTAAGAAGTTCTGACTTATAAACTCCTTTTGCTAACCAGTCATAGTCTTGACAAGACAGTTGTGGTTGTGCTGCGAACAGCATCAAAGGTAGTAACATAGGATCAACGCTCCGTTGCGCGACTTACTTGCGGCCCTAATGGGCTGAACGATGTTAGTATACTAACATATCTATTTAGATTTGTCAAGGTGTATCCGTTGATACATTTTAACCTTTCTTCTTCTTTGAGTTATTCTGATGTCCCCATGTCCTAGGACTACACCTACCTTGAGACTGAACCCAACCCTTAAATTCTTTCTTATAATTATCGTAATAATGATCAAACATATCAGCAGTCTTGTTACACATTGTTAAATCGTAACAAGACTTACCATCTTTAATATACTGAACTAAGTAAGCAGTATAAGGAAGTTTAGTATCCTCTGCCAACTTAGGATCACAATTCTCATGAAGAATTCTAACCCTATCTTTAGTATTCAAGATCTATTACCCCAAGTGATTGTTGGAAATGCTTCTTCTACACACTGACGTGTAATCTTCCATCGCTTACCAATTTTTTTATCTTTAGCAAGGATCAACACGTTCGCTTCTGAATGATGGAGTCCTTCCAACATTTGAATGAACATAGTCTCTCGCTTAGTCTTAGAGATATTAGAACCACCTTTAAAAAAGTGATGCAACAACCTTGCCTCTCTCTCTAGTATAGTATGCTCTGTTCCTTCTGGTGCCTCATTCTTTTTGAATGGTGGTTCACCTTCCGGAAGCATAGAGATAACACTTTCATCAAAGTTGGCAATAAGAATTGCCCTCAATCCTTGAGAATTAAATTCCCTAAGCATCTTGATTTTCTGTGCTTTAGTTTTGGCATTGCTGATCTTTTGTAAGATCTCATGCATCATAATTTTCATCTTCGTCATCCTCATTAATAAATTTCACTGATAAAAGTTCTTCGTTAATCATGATGCCATCGTCATCATACATTTCTGGATGTAGTGCTTGTACTTCTTCTTTAGAATAGAAATAGTCATGCACAAAATCCTTTGCTGTCCACCCTGCTACAACCCCGACACATAGGAACATAAACGATGCTGTTGCCGAGAAAAATAGGATTGTTGCCGTTTCCATTTTCAACTCCGAGTAGTGTGGTTATTTTTTGTCCCACCTCATTTCTAAATTGAAATAAAACTTACGTTTGAGGAAGGAAAATGATCTGTCAAAACCAAACCCGAATTTAGGTTTAATTTCTTCGGGTCTAGGTTCAGCCCTCCGTAACATTAACTCTATGCCCTTATTTATGTCCATATCATGAACAAGTTTTGCATGTTCCTTTTGGTGTGGAATGTACAAAACCTTCCTTGACTAAAAACTTTGCTGTATTTACTAGTCCACCAAGTTCAGTACCATCAAGGATAACATGAGGATACCCTATAGCACCAGGATATTTTTTCTTGAACTCATCTCGTTCTTCTTGAGAATCAACAAGAATAAACTCTGCTTCTAGGTTCGCCCTCTCAAAAAGTTTCTTTAATTGATCACAATAAAAGCAACCTTTAGATGTGTATGCTTTAATATCCATTAAGTATCTCCTTTAAGTTGATTCAATATGTACTTATAAGCACACATAAGGTCACCCTTTTCATCATTCATTTTCATAATACTACCTCATATCCCTCCAAATAAGACTTAAATTTACTATGTGCCATACTATCAACATCAGGTAATTTATCAGTAGGAATAAAC